GCGCTAACAGTGATGGATTGCCCCACCTCTATTTCAGTATCGGTCAGTGTTTGTAGCACTGCATAGTTGTCTAGCAGTTGCTTGAAAGTGACTGTGTATGTAGCCATCGGCGGTAGCCGCCTTTCGGACTAAGCGATTGCGATTGACTTAACTTGGTCGCCGTCTGCAATGAAGGTTGAGACGTATCCGTAGTAGCTGAATGTACGGCCCAAGGTTGCTGGTACTTCTACCGACATGATGCCGCGGACTTGCTCGTAAAACTCAATGGCTGAGCCTCGGGCTACCACCATGGTGTTTTCGCTGAAAGCACGATCGACAACCAAGTTCAACCCGAGTGGGTTAAAGGTGTTCATTTGAGTAACGTTGGCTGTGCCCATTCCGTTTACACCCATGAGTCCTGCTGCACCGGTGTATGGGAACACTGGGCGCTTGTCGGCGTCAAGCTGTGCACCAAGTTTCTTCCAAACATCAGAAGATACAAAGATGTGATCTGGCAGGAAGTTGGTGGCCTGAAGAATGTCGGTGGCTGCGTCATACAACGCTGCGATAAGTGTGCTTGGGTCATTTGCTGTGACAGTCCATGTAGAACCTGATGCTGTGTCACCAGCAAGGATTGCATTACATACAACAGCGTCCGATTGAATCATGTACTGGCCTGCGAGGTCTCGCAAGATAATTTCAAGAGCGGCAGGTGAAGTGAAATCAACATCTTGCTGAGAAAGAGTGACCTGTCCAGCAAGTGTTGTCTTAGTGATGACGTTAGAAGCAATCACTGGTGTACGCGCTGTAACTGCAGTGAGTTCTGTTTGTGAACCAACATCTGTGTGAGTTGTCCAGGTTGGGCGAATCCAAGTCTTGCTCTGGCCGCCGTCTGGCATTGCGCGAGCGCCAACAGCTGAAACTACTGGGCGGATGTAGTTGAGATCATCAAAGACTGGCCCGAGGACTGGCACTGGCAAAAGACCTGGCGTGTCAGTTGTGAGTACATCTCCTGCAGCTGCTTGAAGTGCTGTCTGATTGGCTTTAGCAAAGTCGCGCACTGCTGCGTTTACATTGTCAAAGGTTGTGCCACCAATGTGCATAGCGGCAAGGTATTCGCCTGCTGTTGGTAGAGCGAACTTGCGCTTTGGCTGTGCGAAAAGTGCTGATGCTTCGATTACTTCTGGGGCTGGTGTTTCTGACACTTCGGTCTCCTCTGACTCTGTGGGTTCAGGCTCATCGGGTGCCGTTTCTGTATTATTGCTCAAGTCATCCTCTAATGTGGGGATACTCGCTGCAACATCTGTGATGGTAGCACCTGCAAAGGCTGGCTGTGGTACAAGTGACAGCTCCATCCAATCGGCTGCTTCCACAATCATGGTGCCTTCATCGTTGTATGAAAACTTTGTGGGATTTACGCCAACGCTTACTGAGTCAAGTACGCCATCGGCTGCCAAGATTAGGGCCTCATCGCCTAGGGCTGTCGTTGAGACTTTGGCTGTGAAGTACATAGCCTCATCGTCATCGGTGCGCTCGGTGACAAGGCCAATGGCCTGCGATGCGTCATGGCTCATGTAGAGCTTTGGCGCTTTGCCTTCGGTTGGCAATGAGCCTGGCAAGAAAGAAACTGTCTGCCCCCCAGAAACTACGGCCTCAGTGTTATATGGCAGTGCAATGCCTGTAATGGTGCGCTTAGGGCCGTCATCTGTGGCGGCATCAACTGTAAATGTGGAACTGGTAAAGCGCATCATGCGAGTGACTCCTGGGTGTTTTCTTGTGGTTCGGTGTCGGGCATTTTGTCTGCTACATAGTTTTCCTCTAGGTAACTATCTGCGTCAAACTTTACATACGTGCCACGTGGTAACACGTTATTCATGCTGAGCGTGGCCGCGATGCAATCGGCGTATGGTTTAACGCCAAAGATGTACAAGTCAGCGCGTGATTGCTCACTGCTGGTGTAGGCATAAGCACCAGTGGACACGCCTACAAGGTAGGGGGGAACACCACATAGGCGCGCCAAATCTAGTGCTGAATATTGGGCTGACTCAATCATCAGCATCTTGTCTGGTGTAGCAGTGCTGGCTTCATAGCTGAGGAACTCGTTAAGCACTGCGGTCTGGCTAGTTAATCGAGCCTCTTGGAACGCTGCGCCAATCTCTGACAGCTCTTGCGCGCTCAACGGCTCGCCACCAGTTTGTTTCAATACGCCACTAGGCAATGATGACTGAGCATTTTTAAAGCGGCTCTGCTCAACTTTTAATGCTGTCAAAATGGTCTGCTCTGAGCTGTAAACAATGCCCTGAATAGGGCTGAGGAACTGCACCACATTGCGGTAGTCAATTTCGTTACCAGCAAAACTTATGGCCTTGGAAATATTGAAAAACACCGGGCCTTCCTCATCCAATGTCGTAATGCTCCCGGCTGGTAAACGCTGAAATTTTGTTGGGTAGCCATCTACTGTGCGCTCTGTGATGTACCAAAAAGCGCGGCCATAAAACAACAGATCGTCAAGAGTCCAGGCCATTAGGAAGTTGTAAGTCACGGCTGGGTCTGGCTGGCGTAGCCAAGACCTAGGCGCTAACGGGATTTCTTCCATTTCGCCTGTGGCATCGTTGTACATTTCGCCGTACATTTTTAAGGGCATACAAGCAATGACAGAAGCGATAAGGTCACGTGATCGAGACACAGTGGCAAGGGTCATGGCGCGGTTACGCGCTGCACCTGCTTGGTAGTTATAGAAGTTTTTTAACGGGTCAATGCTGTTGCCCACTGGCGCGTACCCGACAGCGGCTTGCACTGATGGTGTTGAGATAGCGGCCTTGGTCACTGGCTTATTGAAAATACCCATAGCGGTAGTATGCCACTTTCTGCCGGGTGTGTGTGGTACTGCCCTGCTCATCCCGACAACGCCCAGAGCAGTACCGCCAATACTTTAGCGACTAACTACCACCATCATTGGCTTACCAGCTTGCTTAGGTCGTGACGCTAAAGCGGCAGCCCAAATAGTGCAGCGCGCCAACTCGATAGGCCCAGGGGAACGCTTACTGCTAAGCGCTAACTGGTTGCTCTGCATAATTGCTACTGATCTGTTCATGTGTTCTGCAAGGTTTTGCTCACCTCGGTGCACCAATTTGGCATCGTTAATTTGTGCCCTGACCAGTGAGGTGTAGCGCAAAAGTTCGCCATAGCCCACCACCTTGGTGCGCCTAGTCAAAGGCAAAGGCACGTGATGTTCTAGCGCTGGTGTCACGGCCAGCCCTAACAGTGGGTGCTCGGCGCAAGCATCCATCATGGCCTGCTGACACTCGGCCAAGGACTGCACGACAAACTCGACAGACACGTGCACTACCCCGACATCATCTACAGCTGCGCGAACAGCCACATAGCGCGACCCGTCTAAGGACGAGTCGCAAGCGAGCCAGCCATTATCGGGGCCTTGAATATCCGATAGGCAAGCATCCCACTGACCAGGCTGTAACCAGCAAGCATCGGCGTTCACAAATTGGTTAAGGCTTGCGCGTAGGAATGATGATCTGTCTGGGTGGTCTGCATCTATCAACATTGACTGCAGCTCTAGGGTTTGTCCAAGCGCTGGGTTAGCCCATCCCCACCAGCTTGTGTCCATAACATCAACACCTGGCGGTGGTGACCATTCCGCAAAGTAAAAAGCACCGGCACGTTGCTCGCCAATAAGTGACAGCCCTAACTCTCGATATCGAAGCATGGCCGTGGATGCCTCGGTGCCAGCCGTGGAAGTCATCAGCATTAGTGGCGAGCCACCAGCGGTGCGCGTGTTGCGAGCTTTCATAGTTGGCTGAAGGCTGTGAGCCATTACGGAATCATCCACTGCATACACTTCATCGACCCAAATAAAATCTGCAGAAAGGCCCATTCCTGCTGATGGTGTAGCGGCTTTAATAAACCAGCGTGAGCCGTCGGGCATCGCCAGTTCCATACGGCCATACCCCCACTTGGGTTTTGCGTCAAAATACTGCTCTAAAATTGGAGCCAAAAACTGGTACTGCAAGTTAGCCAGCGGTAACTCATGGGCGCTCGATATTACAGTTTGGGGTTTGCCACGTAGTGCAGCAATGCTGGTTAGCCAGGTGCCCACAATGGCCTGCCCAAGTACAGTCTTGCCGTTTTGTCTAGCAACTGTGATTAGACCGGAACGATTAACAAGATCACCAGACTCATCAGACTCAAGTAAACCCATCGCTGCGTGCACCTGCCAATCCATCAGCTCGACCTGCATATATTTGCGCGCAAACTCAACCACCAAAGGTGCGTACACAGAAATACCCGACACCACAGTTTCCAATCTGGGCAAAGTCCTACCAGTTAGCGACAACTCTGGACAGTCCTCGCCAGTTCCCGCCAGTTCGCCGCCACTTGGCGTTATCTTGCGT